AGGACAAAGAATAACCTTCAATTTTATAGTTTAAAAAGGGGGAAGGGTTATCCTCCCCCTTTTTGTTGCAAACCAAACAATTAACTAGCAGTACACTGAAGATCAAGACTAGTATCGAAACGACGAAGTAAGATACCAGCTGTTTTCAACATATGAACTGAAGCACCGTCAATGTCACTAGCACGAGTGTCATTTCCTGTAAATCCTTTTGGAACTACAGAACCAGCTACGCACCAACGCATCATTTCACGACCTTTCTTATTTACCATTTGGAGGTTGTTTTCACCATCATAAGTAGATTGGTCAACAAACACCATACGATAAGACTCAAGTGGAAGACCAGAAACTGGGTGCTTCTTAGAGGCTTGAGCTACAGGACCGTGATCGAATAAAGGAGATTTAACTACATTAACACGATGTCCATCAACGTGATCGTAGCTAGTGAAGTAACCAGTAATACCAAGGTTACGACCGCTACCAGTAATGAACGTAGGTTGAGTAGTTTGAAGATATGGGTTACCACTGTAGTATGACTTAAGTGCACGGTCAAATTCACGAGCACCTCCGATACCAGTGTACAAAGTAACTTGCTTATCAGTAGCATCAGTCATACCATAGAACAAATCACCAATTACTTCTTCAATCTTAGCTTGAGTAAGAGTTGAGTAAGTGTCTTTGTTGATGATCTGCTCAAGAAGACCTGGGCCAGAGATTACAGGTTGACCATTCTCATCGAGCATAGTGCTAACACCATTAGCATCGTGAGTCTTCTGGCCATACCAGTAGTACATTTCACACTCTTCCTTGAACTTAATCATGTGACGGTACTCTTCGTAATCCATCCACAATTTAGTCTTAGAACCTTCTTTCAAAGGCAATTCAAACTGAGCTACATAATCTTTAGCATTTCCAGAGAAGTGGTAAGACTTACGAATAGTACCAATCTTAGAACGAACAAGACCAGGAGCAGTCCAGTTAGATGCATTACCACGTGAGAAGTCAATACCCACGTTAGCATACAACATACCCCAAAGTGCACCATCAGCCAAATCACCACCTGCACCAGCAGATAAAGCAGAAGCATCAGGAGATACAAGCTTCAAAGTGTATTTCCAACCAGCACCATCAGCAACTGGCTCGGTCATAATACGAGCAAGAACACCAGACTGAGATACCAAGGTGTAAGGGAAAATAAACCACTTGTCAGGGAAAGTAACAGTGAAAGGAGCTCCACCACCACCAGTTCCAGAACTTGCGATTACAGGACGAACATTAATTTCGTGTGTTTTAACACGATACTCATACTCATAACGATCGATAGAACGAGTATTACCAACTCCTTCTGTAAGGAAAGAGAGAGGGAACTTCTTTTCTTCACGACCAGCCAAGTGAGTAATAATCGGAGATAACTCCGCAGGACGTTCCATAAGAGCATTAACCAACGAGTTAGTGTCGGTCATTTGTGCATCATTATAGTACGTTTTAAGAACTTGCATTAGTGCCATGATATTTAAATTTTAAAGTGTTTAATTGCGTTTTATTCAAACAGCCTCTTTACATCCAGTTGGTCTGGATCGAATTTCTTTATTTTCTTATCTACCATACCTTGGTTTCTAAGTTTCTCTTGACCTAATTGTAATTTACTTCTAAGGTTATTAGCACTTTCACTCTTAGCCTTAGTTGTAATTATATCAGAGAGATTAAAACCCTTATATAATAGATAGTCGATTGCCAATTTAGTTTCTAGAGGGGCATTACCATAGTCCATATCTCTTTTTGTATTTCCCTGCTTATTTACAGGGGCAGAGATATAATCAAAGAATTTAGATTTCTCTTTTTCAGGGATTTTAATTCTTGCAAATTCTTTTCCTTCATCTATAGTATTAGCCACTCCCTCCCAGAACTCTTGTTGTTTCTGTCTATATTCAGCCTGTTGCTGTTTCTGCATTTCTACTAACTGCTCTCTTTCTTTACTTTGAATAGCAGCCAATTGCTTCTGAGCTACAGTAGCTTTATCATATAGTTTACCTGTATCTTCATAATCCTCAAGCATATCTTTGATGAATTCCTCATCATGCCCTTTAGATTTGAAGTAATCAGAGATTAACATCTTCTGCATTCGTGAATCATTTTTATCAATCTCCATTTGATTATAATCCATTCCTGGGTTATAAGCTTGGAAGAATTGTTCTGAATCACCACCTGCTAAGACATAATCCAGATGTTTTTGAACTAATGGGAATTGACCAAACAACTCCTGAATTTGATCTTCAGCAATATTTTGAGCAATATCCTTAGTAAACTCTATAAGTCCTTCTTCGGTATCAGCATAATTATTTTCAAGGTCATAGCCTAGTGCCTTTGCAATAGACTGAGCAATAGAGGACTCTGATTCATCGTCAGTAGAATTATCTACTTCATCATCATCTTCCTCTTTTGTATTTTTTCTAGACGGCTTAGAAGGTTCATCATCTCCTTCTTCGTC